ATGCACGGTGTTCTGACGCAGGCGGGGCCGGAGGTGTGGGCGGAGTTGATCGACTATTCGCCGTTCCCCGACCGGGTGAACCGGCGGCTGAGGGAGGTTTTCCTAGAGAAGGCCGCCAGCGCCGGTGGCAACGGTCTTGCTTTCCAGGGGTAGGCCTGAAATCTCCTCGGCGACGTAGAGCCGGCTGGCGACGTCCGGCGGGAGCTCCGAGAGCGTCTCGAGCCATAAACTCAGGCCGCCGCAAGCATGGTCGGGGAAGCGGGCCTGTTCAGGCGTATCGACCAGCACTTGCAGGTTCCGCCGATCCTCTGATGTTTTCGCCTGAGCCAAGAGTGCTTCGTAGTCTGCTTTGCTGGGGAGATCGTGGGCGGTCCGACGCCGGGCGCCTTCTCGGACCGCCTTCAAGGTGCGCATGAACCAGTCGCCCTCGAACCGAAGCGCGGCGTGGCCTTCTATTCCAAGCTCTTCGCAATTGAACGGCGGGGCTGGCCCAGCGAGCCGCAAAGCGTCCCGCCTGGCGCGTATGGCATCGAAAAGGGCGTCGTCCGGCGCGAGGCGCAGTTGATGTGCGTGCGCATTAAACACGTAGGCTGAGAACCCCGCCAAGCTTTGTGAGCCGGCAAGGTCGTCGGTTTCACCGGCAGCCTTAAAGGACACGAACTCCCTAGGAAACTCCGTTTCCAGAAGGGCCGAGAGCGCTGCGAACTCCGCCTTGTCGGGGACTTCAGGATCAGCGGCGGCCTTGGGTGCGCAGCTCGCGGAAAAAAGGAGCCAGCAAGGCAGGGCAAGCGCCAAGGCCCAATGGCGCCCGCTCATCGGTGACTTGGGTGATGCCTCCATTCTACCTCACCTCTCGAAACGCACGTCTCCACACGTTCCCTCTGTGTTCACAGTTTGCAACGCTCCATCGAAAGTCAATGCCATGACAACACCTCGCTACGAAACGCCGACCGCAAGGGGTCCGGATCTCGCCATTGCGGGCGCCGACCTTGCTGCAAGGCAAGGGGCAGACTGGTCAAACGGTGTACGACCTGTTGATGGGACGGGTTCCGCGATCGGTTTGGCCTAGGCAATAGGTCCGCGGCGACGCAGCGTTGCCGCCCCTTTCCGGCTTCCTCAAAGCGGCGGCCCTGGCGCCCGCTCCCTAAAGGCCGGCAGGGGGGACGTTCTTGTCCGGCCACGAGGCCAACAGATCCTGCGCCAGGACCCGGGCCCCGACGTCTTTTGGCATGTGCTGGATGGCGCGCAGCTTTTTCTGTTGCCAGGCGCACAGGTCTTCAGGAGCTGTCTTTACCGGGTCCAAGGGAACGCCCTCGTCGCGAAAGACTTCTTCGGCGATGCGCTGGTCGGCTTGGGTCGTGTCCGGCAACTTCGCAGAAGAGGGGTTGAGGCCGATGCGAACACCCGAGGCCAAGGCCAGGTAATAGGCTTCACGCTGCCTAAAGAAGGCTTCGAAGACTGGCCTGGGCACGGTGGCGGCCGGCTGCAACGACAAGGTGTTCACGTATTGCGCGCAGCGAGGCACATCAGTGGCCCGCAAGGCGGCGAAGAGCGCAACGCGGGCGTCGAGGAGACGCTGCATATCTTCGGTCGGGGCGAAAATAATCCCGGGGCTAAACGGCGCAAGCCCAGCCTGAAGCGAGGCGGTCGCCGCACCTGGATCGCCTTGAAGGCCTCCCGCCTCGACGACATCTTCAAGAAACATCTTCCACTCCAAGGGGAAATGCGCCTTGAGGACCGCTTGCGCCGGCCCGCCGACGGGGTCGCTGATCAGGGCGTCGCTGACCTTCTGCTCCTCGGGGGAAAGCATCCTCGCGGTCGCTTCGAGGATGGCGCGCTCAGTCTTGGCGCCAACCTCTTCCGGATCCATGGGACGGCAGCCCCCGACGGCCGCGCAGACCCCGGCTACCATAAGCAGTCGCCTGAAGTTCGATCCCATCGGTCCCTCGCCTTTCCGCGTCCATGGTTCTTAAATCCTGCGCGGAGTGCAAGCTTCATAGGTCCCCGCCAAGACAGTTTCCCGGCCGGTTTCGTCGTTTGTCATTCGACCGCTGACCTGGCCTGGCCCGCGACCGCCGCCACAGCCCCGACCGGCAGTAGCGGACTTTCCGATCTGAGCTCCTTACCGGAGCGCCGCGCGGGTCCGGCGGATGGGGCCCAGGACCAAGGACATGGACATGAGTGAGATGACCGGCCCCGATGCGGGGTTTGACGGGGGCGAGAGCTATGAGCCCAGTTTTGCCGACGTAGCGGCGGCCGCCGAACAGGAAGAAGGCGCCGTGCAATCGGCAGAGGCCGAGGCTGAGGAGGCTGAGGTTGCGGCGCGCGAACCACTGCCTCGTGAGGAGGTTGAGCGGCGATGGCGCCAGACGCAAGGGGCGCTGCGCAGTTCGCGGGCCGACCTGAAGGCGATGCGTAGCGAACTGGCAGAGCTTAGGGCCCAGGCGCAGGCAAGCTATGCTCCTGCCGCGCCGCCCGACCCCCGGGAAGATCCCCTGGCCGCCGTCGAGTGGATGCAGGGCCAGTTCGTGGCCGCGCAACAGCAGCAGGCGACGGCGCAGTTTGTCAGCTCTGTGGAGAGTCAGGAGGCGGAGGTCGCGGCCTCAAACCCCGACTACTATCCGGCGCTTGAATTTCTGCGCACGTCGCGCCGGCAGGAATTGCTCGACTACGGCGCCAACGAGCACGAGGTCGACCGGATCGTCGCCAATGAATTCGTGGCCGGTGTGGCCGAGGCGCGGCGTCAGGGTCTGAACCCCGCGCGGGTGGCGTTCAAACTGGCCCAGGAGCGCGGCTTTGCCCGGCGCGGGCGGCTCCACTCGATCGAGGCCGGCGCGGCGGCGTCCAGGACCTTGTCGGCGGCCGGTGGACGCGGGGGTCATGAGGGCGGCTCGCTTGAGGCGCGGATCGCGAACCTGTCGGGATCGGCCCTGCGCGACGCCTGGCGGCGGCACAAGGCGGCGATGAGCTGAGCTGGGCTCTTGCGGGCTTTGGGTTTCGAGGCCAAAAGCCCGGCCATGTTTCGAAAAGAGATCGCCGGCGCGCTGTGTCTCGCGGCCCTGACCGCGGGCTGCGGCAAGGACGAGGGCAAGGCGGAGGTCTCGCCCCTCGTGGGCGTCGGCGGCAATCCCTATTGCGTGACGGATCAGGACGAATACCGGCTGGAGCGGGAAGCAGCCTCGGACATGATGGCGGCGTGGATCCTGATCCATCACTACCAGATGTGCGAGCTGGACCAGAACCGGTCGGCGACCCTGCTTCGGCTGCAGCTTTCGAAGGATCAGAACGAGGCGATGAAGGCGTTGGCGGAGTTCAACGCCCGGATTGAGGCCGGCCGCAAGGCCTTGGCGGAAAAGGCGAAATAGCCGCCCGTTGTGGCGAAAACCTTTATGCCACATGGGATTGGTTGCGCGTTTGCGCGCGTTTGATGTTGAATAACCCCAGGTTCGAGATCCGCGTCTAGTCGGATGCAGCCTGTCGGCCGGGCCGCCTCGACAGGCCCCTTCCAAGCTTTTTGAGCATGATATTCACCCCGACAGCCAAAGGATCGAGGCCATGGGCAACCCCTACAGCTATAGCAACAACCACCACATAAAACCGCGCTTTCAGTCCGGCCAGCAAGGGCCCTATCATGACCCCGCAGGCATGCAGGACTACCGCGGTCCCGCGCCTGTCCCCCCTCAAGCGGGCGGAATGGACTCCACCGGAGACCCCGAACGGTTCCGGCAAGGGCTCGAAGGGATTTATGGCAAGCCGCTACCGGCTCATGTTGAGGAAAGTATCGGCCTGATCATGAAACACGGCGCTCACCTGCCGAACTCCTATCTCGCCTATACGCTGGCGACCGCAGATCACGAGACAGGCGGATTTGCGAAAGACGAGGAGGATGGGCGGGGAAAGGGACAGGACTACGGGCTGCCCGCGGACAATGGGCGCATCTACTACGGCCGCGGGCCGACCATGCTTACGCACAAGCATAACTACGCCGACTTTGACGAACTGTACGGAATGAATGGCGCGCTCGTCGACAATCCCGATCTCGCCAAGGGGCGTGAGCTCGGCGCTCGGATCCTGGTTGATGGTCTGAACCGGGCACAAGGCTTCACCGGCCATGGGGCGCCGTTTTATCTTGGCGACTCAGATGTGGCCGACGAGCAGCAGTTCAGAAACGCTAGACGGGCGGTCAATGGGACCGACAGGGCCGAGAAGATTGCGAAGCGGGCGATGGCGATTCAGGATGTGCTCGTCGCAGCCGGCCGCAGGCCGACACCAAAGGAATAGCCTGGGCGGAATTCCTGCGCTGTCTGCCAAATCTCGCTGAAATCCGGCGGCGATGACCGCAACCGATCCCGGAGTTCTGGAAACAGGCGATCCGCGGCCTTGGCAGCGGAGTCCGGCGCGCCATTTTCGCGCAAGACGTACGCGTCGATCAGACGCTCAAAATGGCTCAGGGACACCTCTTTGAGTTCAAGGGCGAATTCTGCAGTAAGGCTTCCCGGCGCCACAAGCCGACGTTCGACAGAACGCCGATGATCGACCGCGCTGTCGAGGACCTGAGCCATCCAGGCCCCGGCCTGCTCCGAGGGCAGGGATGCGACGGCGGAATAGATCAGCACGCCGGCGTCACAGCTTTCAGCAGATGTTCTGGGCGCGGCGCCCGCGGCGAGCTCAATTTGCCGTTTGGTTGCTCCGCCTTCCGCAATCAACCTGGTAATGCGGTCATTCAAGGATTCATCGAAGGGGGCTCGATTGACCGGGCTGTTTTCTCCTTGTCCGGCCGCGGCCAACAGCATGGCTCGATGCTGCCGTGCGGCAGCCTTCGAGGCCTCGGGTAGGCGATCAAGCTCGTTTCCTGGAAAGTCGCCATAGTACTGATCGGCGCAAATCCCGGCGTCTTCCTTAGCGAGGATCACGAGGAGATCGCGGCGCTGCCTGGCGATTTGAGAAAGGGCGGAATCGGAGGCGGCAGGGATATGGGCAAGGCGATCCGCTTCGGAGCGGCTCGTGTCCGTGGCCGTTGTGACCGGCGTAGACTCAAATACAAGGTCGAGCGCCTGATCGTTTGATCTGGATAGACCGTACCAACTCACGCCAGCGCCAGCGAATATCGCCGCGACACCGATCGCGATCCAAGATCTGGAAACCATCGCCACCGGCCCCCTGTTCGAGTTTTGTTCCAAAATCCCTTGGGCCAGGCGCTTTGTCAACGGCAATCCTTTTGTGGCAAAAACCTTTATGCCACATGGGATTGGTTGCGCGTTTGCGCGCGTTTGCAGTAGGATTTCTTCAGGGTCGGGAAGTGCGGATGAGTCTTTCCCCCGGCCCGACTTTCTACTGATTTCTGTCGGCCCCACGGACGGGGCGGAGCTTTCGGGCGGCTCCTAAAGATAAGCCTGCCGCGGCTCTTGTCTCGCCGGACTGAGACAGCTTCACGAACCTCAAGGACAAATCGAGATGTCTATTACCGCTTACGGGGTCAATGACCCCGAAGCCCGCAAGGCATGGTCGAAGATCGTCGCGGTCGAGGCGCTGGACAAAACCTATATCGGTCAGTTCATCGGCAAGGGCGACGACTCCATCATCCAGGAGAAGGGTGACCTCAACAAGGACAAGGGCGACAGCGTCCGGTTCTTTCTGAGGGCCCAGCTCGTCGGGCGCGGCGTCCAAGGCGACGCCATGCTGAAAGGCAATGAAGAGAAGCTGACGACCTATGCCGACAACGTCGTGATCGACCAGCGCCGCCACGCGGCCTCGGCCGGCGGCCGGATGAGCCGGCAGCGCGTGCCGTTCAATGTGCGGCGCGAATGCATGGACGGCCTGTCCGACTGGGCGGCCGACCTGATGGACGCCAGCTTCTTCAACCAGGTCTGCGGCAACACGGCCGAGACCGACACCCTCTACACCGGCAATAATCCGGTCACAGCGCCCAGCCGGATCATCCGGCCCAACGCCCTGACCACGGACCAGGCGGTGGCGGGCGACAACACGGCGGTGTTCTCCACCGCCCTGATCGACCGCATCAAGGTGAAGGCGACGGCAAACCCCAAGGGGACGCCGAACATCCGCCCGATCCGCATCAAGGGCCGGGACAAGTATGTGATGTTCCTGCACCCCTACCAAGTCTACCAACTGCGCCAGTCGGCGGCGACCGCAGGGTCGTGGGCCGACATCCAGAAGGCGGCCATGCAAGGCGGTCAGATCAGCGACAACCCGATCTATGTGGGCGCGCTGGGCGAATGGAACGGCGTGATCCTGCACGAGGCGAACCGGATTCCGAACGGCATCCACTCGACCTCGGGCGCGGTCCAGGCGGCGACCCGGCGGGCGGTGTTCTGCGGCTCGCAGGCGGCGGCCCTGGCTTTCGGCCAGGGATACTCCTTCGAGAAGTTCATCTGGGAGGAGGAGTCCGACGACTTCGGCAACCAGCTGGACGTCGGCGGCGGGGCGATCTTCGGCCTGAAGAAGACCGTCTTCAACTCCACGGATTTCGGCGCGGTGGTCACCACGACCTACTCGCCCGATCCGAACGCGTAAGGAGGATCAGACATGCCCTTGAGCACCAAAGTCGCCCGGCAGTTCCACAGCCAGCAGATCCACTACCTGCGCAAGACCATCTCCTACGCCAACAACGGCCAGACCGTTGAGGTCGGGGTGATCCCGGCGGGATCGATCATCGTGAAGGCCATTTCCGGCGCCGCGGTGATCACCGCCTTCAACGGCAACACCACCAATACGGTGAGCATCGGCCCGTCAACAGACAGCGGCACGGACCTTTGGGCGACCTCTCTCGCCCTGGGAACCACGACGTTCGTTCCCTTCGACGAGGCGGTAAGCAACCGGGTGGAGAGCGACACCATCGTCTCGGCGGCGGTGACTTCGACCGCGTCGGCGTCTGCCGGCGAGGCGGAGATCATCATCGCCTACATCCCGGACAACGACGGCTAAGCGCTGGTCACCGGGATGTCCGCGGCGGGGCTCCGACCCTCCCCTAAAGGGGCCCCGCCGCACCCTTTTCCATTCGAACGCAAGGAGGCCGCCATGGGCATGCTGAGCGCCTTGAAATTGCGCGTGGTCGACGAGATCGGCCGGCCCGGGCTCCTGCGTCAGGCAGGGGACTACATCGAGCGGGCGATCGCGCACTACGCCTCGGAGCGGTTCTGGTTCAACATCAGATCCGGGACCACGACGACCACTGCCGGGAACGCCTATGCGACCCTGCCGGCGGGACTACAGCGAGAGGACGGTGCGTTTGTCACCCAGGGGGGCCTGCTGGTTCCGCTGGAGCGGCGCGCTTTCTCTGAGTTCGAGGACCTGAACGCAGGCTCGGCCTCAACCGGCCAACCCAGCGACTACGCCATTTGCGATGGCCAGGCGCGGCTCTATCCGACGCCCGCCGCCGCCTACACCCTGACTTTTCCTGGCATCTACGCCGAGACCGCCTTCGCCAATGACGCGGCGAGCAACGCCTGGTCCACCGAGGCGGCGGACCTGATCGCGGCGCGGGCGAAGATGCTCATTTATCGCAACGTCCTTCGCGATGTCGAAGGCGCCCAGATCGAGGCCCAGGCGGAAGCCGAGGCGCTCGCACAATTGCGGGCCGAGACCGTTCAGCGGCTCGGCTCTGGAACCCTCAAAACCGGATAGGAGGCCCTAATGGCCCTGAGCACTTACGGCGGCCTGAAGCAGGCCGTGGCCGACTACCTGAACCGCGTCGACCTGGATCAGCAGATCCCCGACTTCATCAGACTGGCGGAGGCGACGATCAACAAGGTCGTGCGCTCGACGCGGATGGTCGCCAACGGGACGGTGGCAGTGACCGCCAACACCCGCAAGGCGACGGCCCCCACCGACATGCTGGAGCCGATCTATCTGCAGATGGCGGCGGACGAGGACTATCCGCTGGAGCAGGTCAGCGTGCAGCAGCTCACCATGCTGCGGCGGGCCAGGCTTCGGGCCACCGGAACGCCGAGGTTCTATTCCATCGTCGGGCGCTCCATTGAACTTGCGCCGACGCCCGCATCCAGCGGGAACATGGACGTGGCTTACTATCAGGCGATCCCCGCCCTGGTTGCGGACGGGGACACCAACTGGCTTCTGACCTACGAGCCGGACATCTATCTCTACACCACCCTGCTCCACGCCGCGCCGTTCCTGCAGGACGACCAGAAGACGGCGGTCATGGAGAACATGGTCACCAAGCAGGTATTGGCCGCCGTCGGTATGAACAAGACGGTGCAGCTGGACAGCAAGATCGCGGGCTTTTCGCTCGACGCGCCCTCTGATGGGCCGCAGGCGGTCGCGCAATGACCTATGGCGAGCTGGTTGCGGCGATCATCGCCTTCTGTCCGGACGCGGCGATAGAGCAGACGATCCCAACATTCATCCGCCTGGCGGAGGCGGACATGAACCGCCTGGTCCGGGCGCCTGAAATGGTCCGGCGGGCGAGCGCGACCTTGAACGGGGGCGCTGACTATTTGCCCACGCCGGAGGACTTTGCGGCGATCCGCACGATCGACGCGGCAGACCAGCCGGTGGAGCGCCGCGATGTCGATGTGCTGACGACGCTGCGCGCCACCGCGACGGTCCCGGGCCGGCCGATGTTCTTCAGCGTCGCGGGCCGCGAGCTCCAATTCGCGCCGGCGGCCGACGCCGACTACGAGCTGGATCTGACCTATTTTGAGCGGCTGCCGGCGCTGACCGAGGCCGCGCCGAACAACTGGCTCTGCGACACATTCCCCGACGCCTATCTCTACGGCGCGCTGACCCATGCCGGTCAGTTCCTTGGCGACGGGATGAGGGGCGCGGCCTGGGCGGCGGCGTTCCAGAACGCGATCGCCGCCATCAATTCCGACGCCAAGGGGCAGGGAGTCTGAGATGGCCGACTGCACCTGGACCGACGCCACCCCCGCCCCAGACCCCTGGGCCAAGCTGCCCCGCGCCCTGATTCAGGAAGAGGGCGGCTTCCTTGAGGCCGAGAACTGCGGACTGATGCTTTTGGAGGACGCCTGATGGCTGAGAACAGGAAAATTTCGGCGCTGACGGCGGCCGACGCTTTGGGCGACGACAGCCTTGTGCCGGTTGTCCAAACGCCCGGATCCACGCCTTCGACCCGCAAGGTCACGCTGGCGGCGCTGAAGGCCAATCTGAGCGCCGGCCTGACCATCAACAACAGCCACTGGTCGGGGACGGACCTCGCCGTCGCCAATGGCGGCACGGGGGCATCCTCGGCTTCGGCGGCGCGCGATAATCTGGGTCTGACCATCGGGACAAACGTGCAGGGCTACAGCGCGACGCTGGCGGCCCTGGCGTCGTCATCGGCCAACGGGGTCTCGCTGGCCACGGCGGCCGACTATTCGGCGATGCGCACGCTGCTGGGCCTGGTGATCGGGACCAACGTCCAGGCGCAGGATGCGGAACTGACGGCCATCGCGGGCCTCGCCAGCGCGGCGGACAAGATCGCCTATTTCACCGGCTCTGGAACGGCCGCGCTGGCCGATTTCGGATCCGCGGCAAGGACCCTCCTAGCCCAGACCTCACAGTCCAACATGCGCACGACCGGCCTTGGCCTTACCGCGACCGGGGACAGCATCGCCACCGCGGCGAACGTGGCGGCGGTGAAGACCATCCTCAACTACACCGCGGCGGAGATTTCGGGGGTGGCTTCGACCAGCAATCCGCTGTCGCAATTCGCGGCCACGACCTCGGCGCAGCTTCGGGGGGTGATCTCCGACGAGACGGGCACGGGCGCTTTGGTCTTCGCCGGCGGCAATATTGGCGCGGCGACGGGGACGAGCCTGACGTTGAGTGGGGCGGTGGATGTGGGGACGACGATCAGCATGGGTGGGATTCTCATGCTTCGCCATTCCGCAGCGTTCTCGGTCAGCTTTGGCCACGGGGCGGGCTCGACGGCTGACACAGGCGGATACAATGTCTCTATCGGCCGACTCGCACTTCCGTCGTGGGCTGGCACCCAGAATGTGGGTGTAGGCTTAGGCGCTCTCCCAAACTGTATAGGAAGCAACAACACAGGTGTAGGTTCCAGCACGGGGAACACACTGACGATTGGAAATAATAACACCCTTCTAGGGAGCAATACTAACGTTTCCGCGGCGGGCGCTACATCCCAAACAGCGATTGGGTTTGGCGCGGTTTGCACCGCCGACAATCAGGTACGCCTGGGCACGTCCTCCGATACCGTGTCAATTCCAGGCGCTTTGGTGGTCGTCGGCCAAACAACGCAGGCCGGAAGGCTGATCATGAGCGGCGACGCGGTAAATTTCTCCGCCAAGACCGTTGCCACGCTTCCGGGATCTCCAAGCACGGGCGACGAATATCGTGTCACCGATGCGAGCGCCCCTGCTGTGGGATCGACCGTTGCGGGGGGCGGCGCCGCCCATGCCAAGGTGTGGTGGAACGGCGTTAGTTGGAAGGTCACGGCGATTTAATGCAGGCATTCACTAAGCGAATGGGCGCGAAGATCGTCGACAAATCTCCAGTTGAATGTCAGTGCCCCGCCCCCTACAGCGAACGCATGCTGGGCAGTGTACTACGATGGGGCTTTGAGCGGCTTGTCCGCGCGGTGGGGCTTCGGGATTTAATTCGTGAAGAGGTAGAGGCTGGCGTCCTTCGGTCGATGCGGAACATTGACTACGGATTGCATACCCTCGCGATTCTGGATTCCGCCAAGTTCGTCTACGAGCACATTCCGCTCCATAAGCGCTTCACCGTACAGGAGCTGAGGATCGAGGCGTTGAATATGGCGCCGGCCGAGGGTCTGATCCTAGAGTTCGGGGTCTATTCAGGCCGGTCGATCAATGCGCTGGCGGCGCACACAGACCGGACGATATACGGTTTCGACTCGTTCGAGGGCTTGCCAGATGCATGGAGTCAGCTGGGACCCGGCGCGTTCAAGTTGTCGAAGCCTCCGGAGGTGGCCAGCAACGTCAAGCTGGTGGTCGGGTGGTTTGACGACACACTCCCGGGATTCCTATCGGAGCATTCGGGACCCGTCGCCTTCCTCCATCTCGACTGTGATCTCTACGCGTCAACAAAAACGGTGTTGGCCGCGCTGCGTGATCGGATTCACGCGGGGACTGTCATCGTTCTCGATGACTTTTTTACAGAGCCAGGTTGGCAACGCGAACAGCACAAAGCGTTCTTCGAGTTTGTCACAGCGGAGAATTGGGCGTTCGAGTACATTGGTTACTCGGTTACCACGCCATCCTCGTCCGCCGCTTTAAGACTTACCGGGCAAGGCCAGAAGGCTTCGCGCGCGAAGCGGACTTCGGCCCCAGCTTGAGGGCGCAGCGCGGTTGCGCGCTGATCTTGTGAGGCGTCTGGCCGGATCGTTTCGCCCACTCGCCTGCTGACTTCACCAAACCGCCACACCCTCTCGCCGCCGGCAGCGTCTCCACGCGTTCAGCCGCCGCAACGGCTTCCCTTCAATCCATCTTGTGAGCTAGCCAATGGCCGACACCACGACCACCCACTACGCCTGGGTCAAACCTGAGCCCAACGCTTCAGCCGATACCTGGGGCGACAAGCTCAATGCGAACCTGGACAGCATCGACGCCGAACTCAAGGCGGCGTCCGATGTCGCGGACGCGGCCTATCCGATCGCTGGCGGCGACATGACCGGCGTCCTCAGGGCGATGCCTGGATCGGTCTCCGCACCGGCGTTGTCCTTTGTCGGATCAGGAACAACCGGCTTCTACAGTCTGGGTGGAAACCTGATCGGCGTGGCGGGAGGCGGGGTCTATGGCGGCGCGCTCGGCGCCAACGGCTGGACAGGCAATACATCACCGCTCGCAATCCCTGAGGCGACGGCGACGGGCTTTCTGATGCGGCCGGTTGTGGCCCTCACCGGAAACATCACCATCGAGGGTATCCATATCGGCCGCACCCTGGTCTCGGATGGCCTTGGCGCTCACGTGGTGACGGTGATGCAGGACTCAACCGTCAACGTGCCCCTGGGCGCGATCGTCCATCTTGACGGCGGCGGGGCCCAGGGAAGCGGCCCCAACGCCAGCTTTACCGTCACCACCGGCACGGGGGTCACGTTCCATTTTCAAGGCACAAGCTCCACCTCCCAAACACGCACGGTCACCGTCAACGGCTGGCTTTCGATCCAGAAGATCCGCGCCAATCAATGGCGAGTTATGGACGGGTATGGAGTGTCCTAGATGCTTGTCCCCCTCGAACTCCCGCCCGGCGCCTTCACCCATGGGACGCAGTATCAGACCAGGGGCCGGTTCCATGACGTGAACCGGGTGCGTGGCTACGGCAAGGCCATCGGTCCGATCGGTGGCTGGCGGCTCAAGACCACCGAAGACATCAACGGCAAGGCCCGTGCGATCCTGACCTGGAAGGACAATGACGGCGCATCGTGGGCGGCGATCGGCACCCATTCCAAACTCTATGCCATGACCAGGAACGGGACGGTGACGGATCAGACGCCGAGCGGTTTCACGGCAGGGAGCGCCGATAGCGTCGTGGCAGGGGGCTATGGCATGGGCCCCTATGGCGCCGGGCTCTATGGAACGCCCCGGCCTGACGACGACGATATTCAGGAAGCCTCGGTCTGGACGCTCGACACCCGGGGTGAGGATCTCATCGGGTGCATGGTGGGGTCGAGTGTCATCTACCACTGGCCGCCAAACACGGCGGATAACGCCGATCCGTTGACCAACGCCCCCTTGGCGGACGCGGTATTTGTTACCGCCGAAGGTTCAGTGGTGGCCCTGGCCGACAAGACCGTGACCTGGAGCGACGGCGACGACCCTACGCTTTGGACCCCGGACGCCACCAATACGGCAGGGGATTTTGGCCTTCAAACCTCCGGCGCCTTGAAGTGCGGCAAGCGGATCAAGGGTGGGAATCTGGTCTTCACGGACGTCGACGCCTGGACCATGACGCCCACGCGAGATGTCTTTGTCTACGGGTTTGAACGGGCTGGGACTGCCTGTGGCGTAATCTCCCGGCAGTGTGTCGCCGCTCTGGATGACCGGGCCGTGTGGATGAGCCAGGACGGATTTTTCATCTTCAACGGTGCAGTGTCCCCATTGCAATGCGAAGTTTTCGATCGCGTTTTTGAAGACATCAACCTGAACCAGGCCGCAAAGGTTACCTGCGTTCGCGTGTCTGAACACAATGAGGTCTGGTGGTTCTATCCCAGCGGCGGAAGCACCGAGAACGACCGCTATGTGAGCTGGAACCATCTGACGGGCGAGTGGTATTTTGGCCGGCTGGCAAGGACCTGCGGGGCCGATCGCGGCGTGTTCGCCTATCCGCTCATGGTTGATCCGGAAACACCGGCACAAGTGTGGGAACACGAGGTCGGCTACAACTACGACGACGATATCATGCCTCATGCCGAGGCCGGACCCCTGGAACTGGGGCAGGGCGACGGGGTGATGCACGTGCGCGGCCTCTACCCCGATGAGGCGGTGACCGGCGATGTCAGCGTGACAATCAAGACGCGGTTCTCGCCGAACGCGGGCGAAGTTTCACACGGGCCCTACACCCTTGCGCCCAAAACCGACTTCAGGGTTACAGCGAGGCAGGTATCCGTCCGCTACGAGGGCGCAAGGCTGGCCCCCTGGCGCGTCGGCGCCTTTCGTATGGATGTGACCCCGGGGGGGCTGCGGTGAGGCTCGCCCGCGCTCCGGCGGCCTATGCGAGCGCCGCCTTCGACCAAATCCTGGCGTCCTTGGAAGCGGCCTTCAAGGGTGTGCACAAGCGGGGTGAGGATGTGGAGCTGGCGGCCGGGCGTCTGATCCTGACCGACCGGGTGACGGGCGACCGATACCAGGTGGTCATCGATTCGGGCGTTCTCGACGTCGAGGCCATGCCGTGACCGCCGCGCCCGACGAGTGGGCGCGGTGCAAGGGTTGGATCGAGGCGGCGCTCAAGTATGCGGACGGCGCCTATCAGATCGAGGATATCGAGGCGGCCATCGCGGCCGGGGAGATGGCCTTCCTGCCCGGGCCGGACGCCGCGATCGTCCTCGAAATATGCGCCTTTCCGCGCCTTCGGGCCCTGAACGTCCTCTTCGCTGGCGGCAATCTGGACGGGGTCAAGCGCATGGACCCTCTGCTTGTGGATATCGCGAAGGCACACGGCTGTTCGCTGATCTATCTGACCGGCCGCCTCGGGTGGCTCCGAACCCTGGCGCCTCTCGGTTACGGCGAGATCGCCGGCATGGCTTCAAAGGAATTGTGACATGGGAAAAAAAGGCAAGACGACCCAGACCCAAAGGCAGACGAGCAATCAGACGCAGAGCACCTCGTTCGATCCCGCCGCCGTGAGCGCGGCATGGGACAACTACAACAGGACGACGGCGGCGACAGATCAGTTGAGCAGGCCTTATGCGGGCCCGCTGGTGGCCGGCTTCAACGACACCCAGCGCGATGCGCAGCAAAGGATGCTAGGCATCGCCAATCGGCCCAGTAACGGCTTCAACGAAGTCGCGCAAATGGCGCGTGAGCTTGGTTCGTTTGCTCCGCCCCAGGTCCAGGGCAAGGGCTACCAGGCGGTGAATGCGACCGCCGCGCAGATCGCTCGCAACTCCGTGCGCGATGTCACAGCGGGCCAGCTGAAGAACATCGATCTCAATCCCTATCTCAACCTGTTCACCAAGGATGTCATCGACACCTTTGGGCAGGACTACGAACGCCAGCGCAAGATTGCCCTAGTGGGCGATCGGCAGCGCGCACAGGGGCTGGGCGCCTTCAACGGCTCGCGCCACGGCGTGGCGGAGATGCTGACCAATGAGGCTTCGATGCGCGCCTTTGGCGGCCTGGCGGCGCAGCTGCGGCAGGCCGGGTTCGAGAACGCCCAGCAGGCGGCGATCGGCGACCTCAACCGCGTCCTGGCCGCCGATCAGTCGAACCAAGGCATGGATTTCAATGTCGGGAGCCACAACACCGGCCTGGCGACGCAGGTCGCTCTGGCCAACGCGGCGAGCCAAAACAGGGCGAATGAGTTCTCTGCGGACCAGGCGCTTAACGCCAGCCAGTACAATGCGTCAAACGCCATCGCTGGAGCGGGCGTCAGGAGCAATGCGGCAGGCCTGCTGGCCAACGCAACCCAAAGCGATCTGCAGCAACAGCTGACCTTGGCGAACCTGGTCTCGGCCGTCGGAGACTCGCAACAGGCCCAGGATCAGGCAGCTATTGACGCCGCGTTGCAGCAGGCAATTCAGCAAAATCAAAACACCATAGCGGCGCAGCAGCTCAACCTCGCGGCCCTGCAGGGCATTCCCATGGCGACGACCGTGAACAGCAGCGGGTCGAGCAATGGGTCAACGGTGAATCAGGATCACGGGGCGGCTCTAAGCGATGCGCTTAAGCTGGCGGCGTTGTTCGTGCCGTCAGACCTCCGTCTCAAGCAGGATATCGAAGAGGTCGGGCTGGACAGCAGCGGCCGCCGTTGGATCGACTATCGATACATCTGGGACGAGCCTGATGTCAGGCGGCGCGGGGTGATCGCGCAGGAGATCGCTCAAACCGATCCGGAAGCCGTGAGAATGCACCCTTCCGGATTTCTGATGGTGGATTACTCGAAATTGGAGGATGGACGATGATCCCGGAACTGTTTGGCAAACTTAAGGGCGCCTTCGGCGCCCTGGGTGATCGCGCCGCGAACCGCTTGTACGGCGCTCAGGCCGAGGCGAATAAGGGGCACATCTGGGGTGACCTCTTGATGGGCCTTGGCGAAAGCTACGGCGGGGGCGATATCCTGGGCCCGGCGCGGCAACGGGCGGCGCAAAGTCGGCAAGCGCAATTGCGGAATGACTGGCGCGCGCGCTTTCCCCGGCCGCGGGCCCGGCCCGATATGCCTCCTGCTCCTCGCCCAGGTTTTCAGAAGGCCATCTATTATCACGACGATCAGGTCGTGCCGCGCCGTCAAGATTTTCCGAGGCGCCGCAACTATACTCTGCCTGAGACGCAATTTAGCTCCAGTGCGCCCATCGACTGGGGCCCAGGTGCACTGCCGCACCGTCAAGCCTGAAATTTGTCAGCAGCGTCTCCCGAAGGCCCCCATTCTCTCAAACGGAGTTGTCGATGCCCAACGCAGGCGGTCCCCGCCCCGCGCCGACCGAGCGCGGGCGAAAAGAAAGCCTATCGCTAATCCGCCCGGCGAGCGAAGATCCGCTGGCGGCGGCTGTCCTCGTCCTCGCGCAGGCGATCGACCGGCACGGGGAGAAGACCAAACCCATCGCCGACTTCTTCGAAGGCGCCGGCGAGCGCCTCGATAAGCTTTGCCAGTTCATCCGGTCGAAGGGGCCTCTGTTTCTGTGGTTGGCTCCGGTCGTGATCGTCCTGGTTCAGTCGATTTCGCCCAACGCCGCTGAAGCCCTGGACACAGTTCTCAAGGCGATTGCGGCCGCCGGACAAGGAAACTGAACATGCCGCCCATGATTGCCCGGCTCCTCGGCGTGAGGGGTGTGATCTGCGCCGGCGCAGCGGGCCTTGCCGTCGGCTTTAGCTCCGGGTGGAAGGTCCGGGATGTCTTGGCCGACGCCACAGAGGCGCGCCGGGCGCTTCGGGATTCCGAAGCGCAGGTCCGGGCTGCGCAAGATGTTCTGCGGCGGATGCAAGGCGCCAGCGCCATCAACGCCGAGGTAGGGGGGCGGTCCGCTCAGCGCCAGGTCGCAATTCGCACCGTCACCCAGGATATTGTTCGCGAGGTTCCCCGCTATGTCACGATCGAGAGCGATGCCGGCTGTTCTGTGCCTACTGGCTTTGTGCGGCTGCACGACAATGCCGCCGCCGGCCGCTCCCCTTCGGCAGCCATTCCCGACTCCGCCGCCGCACCTCATGACGCCCCCTCAGGGATTGCGCTCTCTGCCGTCGCCGCCACGCTCGCCGGTAACTATGGAACCTGCCGCGAAGACGCCGAACGGCTAGGCGCGCTACAGGAATGGATACGGGCACAGGCGGTGTTGGCCGCCCAGTAG